TAAGGAGATATGATGGCTACAAATATTAAAGTTGCTATAGCCACGGGTGATGCAGTACTTAAATATGTGGATACAGATACCACGGTTGGCAGCAATGGTGGGGGTTCGAGTCCTACTCCAACTGTTACTCGTATTCTTGCTATTCACGCTTTGGCAACTGCTGCTGGTCTTTATACAATTAAGGGGCAGCGACAGATTACAAATAAAACAGCCGAGGGACAGGCTATACAGTTTCAGGTAGCAGCTAATGCAGCTTCTGATATCTATATGGGTGAGATTGGTGTTCCTGTATACGGAGTTGTGAGTGTTTCCGGTCCTACAGATGGCTGCGTTCTTACTGCATTCCTAGGTTAGTAATGCCTGATTATTCGTATCTTAAAACGGATCTGGTTAACACAACGGAAAACGATTCTACGGAATTTGCCTCGCAAGTTTCTGCCTTTGTTAAAAGAACAGAATACCGTATGATCAAAGATCTGGATGATGCAGGTCTGAATGAATATTCAGCGATTACCTTGACGGCAGGACAATGCACAGTGTCTTTGCCGAATGATCGTGTTCGTGTTGTTCGCAACGTGAACTATACAACTAGTGCATCTAGTGTTCGAGTTAATCTTCTTCAACGAACAATGGAATACGCAATAGACTATTGGCCTGTTAGTAGTTCCACAGGTACTCCCAGATACTATTCAATGAAAAATAATACACAAATTTATATAGTTCCAACTCCTGCATCTACCTTGACAGGTGAAATTCAAACTGAATCCATACCTCTACCTCTGGCATCTGCCACAGGGACAAGTGTTACCACGAGTAATTACTTCAGTGAGTTTTGCTATAATGCACTATTTGCAGGATGTATGTCCGAGGCAACTATGTATATGAAAGATTGGGCTAATCTTCCAGTATGGCAGAAACAATATCAAACTGCTGTGGAACTACTACGCAATCAGGCCAGACGAACCCGGCAAGATGATATGGAAATTGCTGCCTCTCCTGCTGGTAGTCCCGATACAATTATACAAGGAGCAAGTTAATGGCACATAAAACAGCTAAAGTTGTTAAAAGAAAAGGTAAACCACCTCTTATTAAATCACCTGTTGGATCTTCCAAAAGACGTCCTACAGTTTCTAAGCTAAAACGTAAACCAAAATTTGCTGAAAAAACACATGCAGAGATAACACGGAAGAATGAGCCTCATAAGCGAACAGGAGATCCAGCTCCTCCTCATCCACATGTTGGACGATTAAAATCAAAAAGAATTCAAGATATGATTGAAGCTTCGGCACGAAGGCTTCCGCTTAATAAAAAGAAATCTCCACCAAAACCTAAAAGGAAACCTACAGTTCATAAGAGATATGGTGGTATGAGTCATGTTGGTCTAGCTCCTGCTGAGGAAGCACGGGCTGGTACGATGCCACAAGTAAAACGTCGTCGTTATATGAAGAAGGGTGGTACTGTATATCGAAAGCTGGGTGGTAAAGTTACCAATGGTAATGATGTTGTTCGTATGATTTATCGAGGTTCTTCTTAGGAATTAAAGAATGGTTAGTCGAGCAAGCGTAAGGCAACAGATTATGAAACCACCAGCCAAACGTAAACCTCCTGTAGGTTCTGGTCAGAGGTTTAAACAACTTGTTGGGAAACTAAAGAAGAAGAGTCCCAAAGTTAATCCTACGGCATTGGCAGCTTTTATAGGTCGTAAGAAGTATGGTAAAAAGTTTGATAAGATGGCAGCAAAAGGTAGACAAAGGAAAAGGAGATCTTAAATGGAAAATAAAGTTGTGGAAGTCGCAGAGGTAGCAACTAATTCTCTGGGAAGCTGGGTCATAGGAGCAATCGGTGTATTTATGGTTTGCCTGGGTGGCTATATGCTCTGGAAGAAGATGATGAAGAGGGATAAGTAAGATGCGAGGACCGTATATACTACTTCAATATCCTCCCGATCTTAATAAGATACTAGGTAAGCCAACTGGTCAGGGCTACGGTGCTGCTCGGAAGGGACCGGATGTGCAGGGACCGCCTGAAGATGTGGTTGTTGATGAAGATTACCAGACTGGTAAGTCTTTTAAAATGGAGACTTAATTGTGTCTCCTAGCTATACTCTGAAGAACCTTACTAAAGCCGTTGAGAAAGTAGAGAGTGGTGGTGATCCAAATGCTGTAAGTCCTAAAGGTGCTAGAGGTCGTATGCAGGTCTTACCAACTACAGCAAAAAAGCCCGGATTTGGAGTTACTGCTGCCAGAGATTCTACTGAGAAAGAGTATACCAGAGTTGGAAAAGATTATCTTAAAGCAATGGTTAAAAGATATGGCCCAGAGGCTGGTCTGGTTGCATATAATTGGGGGCCGGGAAATGCTGAAAAATGGATAAAGGGAGGTCGAGATAAAAGTAAACTTCCTGATGAAACCCGAGACTATTTAATCAAAGTTGACAATCTAGCAAGTAACTCTAAAAAGGATAGGAGAAAAACAACTATGGCTTCTAAAAGTGACATCTTAAAACGTATCCGTGCTTCTAAAAAAGGGAAGCCAACTTGGCAGGATAAAAATCGTCTTAAAACTTGGAGAGACGCAGGGAAAGGCTCCAACCTTCAAAAGGAAGGCTATGATAGAGCTGTAAGAAATATGCAAAGGTCTTCTCAACGAGGTCAACAATTTAATGAAGTTGATACACAAATTTTTTCAGCATATGTAAAAGAAACTCCAGAAGAGCTATTGAGTAAGTCTAAGACTTTTATGAATTTGGCGACGTGGTTTCCTGTGGGAGGACTTGCTGCTAATATCGGTTCTGTAGTTGCTAAAAAGCTTGCTAAACCTCTTAGTGCTGCCGCTAAAAGAGCCGCTAAAAAAGATGCTACAGCGGCTACTAAAAAAGCTAAGACTGCTGCTGCAAAATTAGAGAAGGAGGCTTCTAAAAGAGGTGATCCAACTCCTAGAACTGTCGGTGCTGCTACTAGAGAAGTTGTAAAAGCTGCTACTGCTTCTTCTACTAAAAAAGCTACTCAAACTACTGCAAGAGAAGCTGCTAATTTAAAAAAGAGAGTAGAGAGGGCTAGAAAAGCAGCAGAAGAAAAGAAGCGTATGGAGATCTTTCGTAGGGTTGGTGAATCAGGACGGGTTCCTGCTAATCTGGATAAAGTAGTAAAAGCAGCAGGTAATAAAGCAGCTACTAAAGAAACCGCAAAACACACAGCAAAACAGATTGCTCGACGGACTAAGGATCAAGCTAAAAAGGTAAAAGGAAGACAAATAAAAGGAGCAGCGGCATTAGCAGCAGTTCCGGTTGTAGTGGCTCTTACAGGTGATGAAAAAAATGAGAAAAAAGTTCCTAAACCGAAAAAGAAACCAACTGGATCAGAGGTTTTCTGGGAACGAGCAAAACGTGCTAGAGCTGCTAGAGCTGCTGAACAAAAAGCTATTACCAGAAGTCGAGCAGGTCGTAAGACAGGTATAGGAGCAGGTAGAAAAGCTGCTAGAGTTGCTACTGCTCCTCCCAAGAATTTACTCAAGAAAGATAAATCAGCTTCTTCGACCGAGCGAGAATTAAAATCTTGGGAAGGTGGGGTACGACATGCAGATCTTCCAGAATGGCTAGGCGGCGGTCGAGTTAAAATAGATAGTAGTGATGAGGCAATGAATACATCTTATCCGGGTGAAGAATATAAGAAGGGCGGGCGACTTAAAAAGATCGTGAAGAAATCTAAAGCTAAACCTCATAAGGCTAAAACAAAGACTCGCCAAGTTGCCAAGAAACCAAGAGGAGTTGGAGTAGCTCGTAAGGGTTACGGAAAGGCAATGCATGGCTGACCGTAATGTACTACTTATAGCTAAATTAAAAAAGGCATATAGTAAGAAACCTAATCCTATTCTTGCTGCTGAGATAAAGAAGTTAGAAACGAAAATAGAAAAAGGGAAAGCTGGACCCGGAGATCCTATAAGTAAAAGAGTGGCTCGTGAGTCAATGCTCACAAAAGGTAAATCTAAAGTTTTTGATCCTACTGGGGTTCTAGGAATGAAAATGCCAAAAAAGAAGAAAAAAGATGTAGGTGACTGGGAGGCAGGTGAGGAAGTTTCAATGGGTATGTCTGATTTCGACCCAGATCAGTTTGATTACGCACATGGTATAGCTGACTATACTATTGAATCTCGCCGAGGTGGTCAAATAAAGAAACCTAAGAAAAAAGCTAAAGCAAAACCTCGTAAGGTTAAAGCAAAGACTCGCCAAGTTACCAAGAAACCAAAAGGAGTTGGAGTAGCTCTTCGTGGTTATAGAAGGTCAGTATGACGTGGTTAGGAAACCTTTAACATTTCGACAAAGAGAAGCCTTGAACCAGCACTCTCAGAAACATACATCAAAACACATGACATATATGCGTGATCGTATGAAGAAGGGAGATACATTTAAGGATGCTCATCAAAAAGCTACAAGAAAGGTAGGTCGATAATGACAGATAAATCTTGTTCTAGATGTAAGTGCGATTGTCACTGTAATAAGGAAAAATGTGAGAAATGTTCCTGTGAGAATTGTAAATGCGGAAGTGAGTAATGGCAGTCTCAGGTACATATAATTTTAATCTGGACATAGATGAGGTTATCCAAGAAGCAATGGAAATGATCGGAGGAGAAAATACCCTCGGTCACGAACCAGCGTCGGCCCGTCGCTCAATTAACCTCATGCTGAAGGATTGGCAAAATAGAGGTATTCTTCTCTGGAGTACTTCTGTTTCCAGTGTAACTGTGGCTGCAAGCGTTACTGCATACAGTCTGGACTCCTCAACAGTGGATGCTCTGGAAGTTGTTCTTAGCCGAGATAATACAGACATACAGCTTACCCGGATATCTCCTGAGGAGTATCTCATTATTCCTAATAAGACTCAGACTGGTCGACCTATGCAATTCTCTATTCGCAGGGGCGTTTCTAATCCTACTATGTCTCTCTGGCCTATCCCTGAGAACTCCACTGATATTCTTAAAATGGAAGTTATTAGTGAACTGCAAGATGTAGATAGATCTGCTGGACAGAATGCAGATATGCCCAAGAGATTCCTTCCTCCTCTTACTTGTGGACTGGCGTATTATATGTCAATGAAGCGGCCCGGAGTAGAGGGACAGCGAATACAAATGTTAAAGATGAATTACGAGGAACTTTTTTCCAGAGCTATGTTAGAAGATAGAGAAAGAGCTTCTATGTATATTGTACCTAAGTTAGGATATATCTAATGGCAAGTACTAAAAATGCTCTAGCTGTATGTGATACATGTGGATTTGTATATCCACACCGGGTAATGCGTATGAATAGTTACGGTATGTTGGTGTGTCCGCAAGACTTTGAAGGTCAGTACGATCTGAAAAATAGTCCTCTAAATAAGATACCGGATGTACGAGATGATCCGGCCATTAAGAATCCCAGGGCAGATTACCTGGGTGGGCGAGGAGTCAAGTGGGATCAGGTTGCAACGTGGATAAGTGTTAATCCTACTACTCTAGCAGAAACAAAGCATACAACCGAGTGGGATGATGCTAACAGAAGTTGGAATACAATATGACAGATCTAACAGGTAAGCTAATATCAGAGACTTACAAGCAGGTTATTCTTGTAAGTTCGTCCACCACGAATACTGGTGTTGATACTTCTCTGAAGAATGTGCAAACCGGGGATGGAACTAATACTGCTCTGCAAGTAGCAACAAATGCGGTGAGGGTTGCCGGTACGTTTGCGGTAGCAGGAGCGGTTTCTCTGGATGGTAATATGCATGTGGATGATAAGGTATGTGCTTCTTCATTCTACGGAGATGGTTCAAATATTACCGGGGTGACTGCTACGATTGCAGGAAACATCTCTGTGAGTAATGCAACAATTGGTGGGACTTTGCATGTAGCCGGTGTTGCCACACTAGCTGGTGCTACGCATCTGAAGAGTACGGTCACGGTAGGTGGAGCAGCGAATTTTGGTAGCACGGTTACCGTGGTTGGTGCGGCTCATCTGCAAAGCACAGCTTCCATAGGAGGAGCTGCCACATTTGCCAGCACTGTCACGGTCGTGGGAGCTGCCATACTTAAAAATAATGTATCTGTGGGCGGCACTATGGCAGTTGCCGGGGCCGGTACATTCACATCCAAGACAGAGTTCAAGAACGATGTGTCGGTGAGTGGCCGATTGGATGTAGCCACTTCTGTATCTATTGGTAATATTTTGAATGTCACAGGTGTAGCTAACTTTGCCACAAATGTTTCTGTGAGTGGTAATGCCAATGTTGTAGGTAATGTAACAGCAGCTTATTTCTACGGGGATGGTTCTAATCTTTCTAATGTAGAGGCAGAACTTGGTATTGCAACAAATATTTCTGTATCTGGTTATATTAATATGGGGGGCGCTCTATCGGTTTCTGGTACATCCAATGTAATTGGGGCCGCTACCTTCAAGAGTACTGTTTCCGTAAGTGGAAATACTAATTTGGGAGGTACTGTCACAATTGGAGGCGCTGTTAGTCTTGCTTCGACTCTAAGTGTTGGGGGTGCTACTAATTTACTAAGTACTGTTACTGTTGCCGGGGCTACTCAACTTGGTAGCACAGTCACGGTAGTTGGTGCAGGAACATTCAAGGATGATGTATCTGTTAGTGGTAACATAAACATCGGTGGGACTGTAACAGTAGCAGGAGCCGTTAGTCTCGCCTCAACTCTGAGCGTTGGAGGTGCTACTAATCTGGCTTCCACAGTTACAGTAGTTGGTGCAGGAACATTCAAGGATGATGTCTCTGTTAGTGGTAACTTAGCTGTTGGTGGCAATACATCAATAGGAGGCACACTCAGTGTTACGGGCGCAGTCTCACTTGCTTCTACTTTATCTGTAGGGGGTGCTGCAAACTTTGCCAGTACAGTTACAGTGGAAGGTGCAGCACATCTGCAAAGTACAGTATCAGTAGGTGGAGCAGCAGTATTTGCATCTACAGTTACAGTAGTAGGTGCAGCGCATCTTCAAAGTACAGCTTCAATAGCTGGCAATACTGTAGTAGGAGGAACGCTTAGAGTTGTAGGAGCAACATCACTGGAGGGTGCAGTTGATCTTAACAGTACGCTTACTGTGGCAGGAGCAGTGTCGCTTGCTTCTACTTTAAGTGTTGGTGGTGCAGCAAACTTTGCATCTACTGTAACTGTGGTAGGAGCAGCTCATCTGCAAAGCACAGCTTCCATAGGAGGAGCTGCTACATTTGCCAGTACAGTAACAGTAGTGGGAGCAGCTCATCTGCAAAGCACAGCTTCCATAGGAGGAGCTGCTACATTTGCTAGTACAGTAACTGTGGTAGGAGCAGCTCATCTGCAAAGCACAGCTTCCATAGGAGGAGCTGCTACATTTGCTAGTACAGTAACAGTAGTTGGTGCCGGTACATTCAAGGACGGTGTCTCAGTTAGTGGAAATACCAATCTTGGTGGTACTGTAACTGTTGGCGGGGCTGTAAGTCTGGCCTCGACTCTGAGTGTTGGAGGTGCAGCTAACTTTGCATCTACAGTAACGATTGCAGGAGCTGTTAGTCTTGCCTCGACTCTGAGTGTTGGAGGTGCGGTTAATTTAGCATCTACAGTAACGATTGCAGGAGCTGTTAGTCTAGCTTCAACTCTAAGTGTTGGCGGAGCAACTAATCTTCTTAGTACTGTAACTATCACAGGTAATTCCGGTTTTCTGGGAACCGTCAGAGTTAGTGGTAATACTTCTCTGGAAGGTACTCTCAAGGTTGTCAAGTCAGCAGCGGCTGCTGTATCAACCACGGCAATCAATGGAGTAACATCTGTATCTCTTAATTTCTCCACAGCTCAAAATTGGATTACAACTGTGACGGCTGCACATACTCTGGCCCGACCTACCAATGCTGTTCAAGGACAGACAGGAAGTATTTTTCTTTATCAGTCTGGTGGTAGTGGCACAGTAGCTTACAATGCTTGTTGGAATTTCATTGCTGGAACAGCTCCTACATTTACCGCAACCGATGGAGCTGTGGATCGAATAGATTATATTGTATTATCTGTATCTAGTGATAATACAGCAGAGAATATTCAAGCTGTTATGACTCAAGCTTATAGTTAGGAATTAATAAATGGTTTTTCAAAATAATCTTCTGATGGGTGCTGGAGGTCAGGCGGCTGGGTACGAGATAGATCAGTCGTGTCGGTTCAATGATGATGATAGTTCAAAACTATCAGCAACCCTTGGCACTGCAACGTCACAACAAGATTGGACTATGTCCTTTTGGATGAAGCGTTGTGCGTTGAGCGCACAAATGTCGTTGTTTGGATGTGGCGGAAACGATGAAGGCTGGATATTCTTTGGGTCGGACAATAAGTTGGCTATGCAGAATAGCGGCGGCGCAAATCTATTCAAAACTACCCAAGTGTTTCGTGATGTATCCGCTTGGTATCATATTTGTATTTCCAACGAAACCGCAAACCCAATGCGATTGTATGTAAACGGAGTGGAAGTAACTGCGTTTGATACGGATATTCGAGCAGGTTTTACATGGTCCACATTGAATTCCGCTGTAACTCATTACATTGCGACACGATACAATAGTTCTTCTTTTGGTGATTTATATTTTTCTCAATGGGTTTTTGTTGATGGTTTGACATTAACACCAACATCATTTGGCGAAACCAATTCAACTACAGGCCAGTGGGTTCCAATAGATGTTTCGGGTCTG